CGGAGATCGTAGCGGTCGAATCTGAGTTTCCTTTCAACAACAACAGTTCGTACGGACTAGTTGTGTAGTAAGTGTAACCGATGCGCTTACCGGCGACCATTGAGTAGCTAGAGCTCTCGTGCTCGCTATCTTCATAAACGTAAAGCAGACGAGGATTGTTGTTCTCATCAGGTTTTAGGAGGTAGATAAAATCTGCGTTCATAGCAGCCAACACGTCGGCAAAGTTATAGCCTGGATCTGGTAGGCTCAACTCATTATCACGTGAGAACACGGTGCCAGTCAGAGGGCCTGAAAGGCTGTACGTAGGAGCGTGAGTTTTGGCAGATTCAATGATTACTTGACGAACATCGTCACCAATCTTACTAACACTCACAGTACTTAAAAGTTTGCCAACATCACCGATAGATGATGCCAACAGCTCACTAATGCGCTCACGCGGCTCTTCGAGAACGATCGCTTGATCGACGATCGCGTCTTTTGTGATGTATAGTGCTGAGCACGCGCCGTTAATGACTGAGTTTTCAGTAATAGTAACGTGAGAAGGAACACCTTTCATGTTCGATAACACGTTTACTGAATAACGACTGGTAAATTCCGTCGCACTCATAATACCGTAGCGATCGGAGTTTCTAATCATTGTGTAAACGACAGGAACCCATTTGTCGATCTGGATTTCTTCGCGGGCAGGTTTAAAGCTACCAGCTGGCAGAGACATAGCGGCCATAACAAAGTTAAAGTTATTTGAAAGCGCCTCAATTTCGGGACGCTCACTAATCCAGACAGGTGATTCGCCAACCCAACCAGTGCGATCAACGTCAACGCGGAAACGAACGGCTTTAATCATATCGTTGATGATATCAGCGTAGGTCGCCATGTTGCGTAAAGCGAATGAGTAGCGGAAGCAAGCTTCCGACACTTCTTCAGCGATTACGTTTACGCTGTACGTGCGTGAAGGAGCGTACGACACATAATCTGTAACCGTCTTGATGACGCCTTCAAGCTCTTGACGCATGATATCGCGTACAAGATCGTCCATATTAGCGAGAAGATCGCCATACTGACGACGTGACGTGAACTTAGCGACTGTCGACATAAAGTTGTTTTTGATAAAGATGGGCGATAACATCTCTGCGATTGGTAGCAAGGCGGAGTTCGAAACTCCACTTTTTGTGAGCTCTTTAAGGAGTTCAACTTTTGTGAATACTCCTCCGCCAATACGCCAGGTGTTGCCGGGAAACAAGCTACGCATTACGCCAATAACGGCGCGTGACGAGAAGAACTCGATCACCTGCTTAGCAACTTCAGTGTCTGAAAGCGCATATGATAGGTAATCGATGTTTGAGGTTAAGTCCATAACAGTGCCAAACTCGACTGAGTGAGCGCGACGGTCAACAATCACGTTATTGATACGTGTACGCCCAACCTTCTCTGTTACAGGAATGTCATGAGGGGCAGTGATCTTTGTAAACAAAGCAGCATTGATCGGCTTCTTGACCGTCTTTGGTGTCTTCGAGTTTTCATCACTAACAGTTGTTTCTGTGGTATTTTCAGCCATTTTATTTCCTTTAATTTAACGGTTATTAAGCACGTGTGCGGGCAGCGAGACGCAACGCTTTTGACAGCATTGTATCAGTCACCTTAACATCGATGTTCATTGTGGATGCATCGCCTTCGTCATCGCGAGGAGCGTCGTAATTTTCGGACTTAATAAACTCGCCGAATTTACCACGACCTTCCCACTTAGTTGTAAACTTACCGCGTTTACGCATACCTAAACCAATAGCACGGTTTATGTACATTCCAGATGCGGACGACTCCATCACTATCGCTCCGGTCGTGTTTGACTTTATCATTTCAATGACGTTCTGAATTATCTCATCACGATCATCAGAAATATTCACCACTACAACCAAAGTTTTGCCAAACTCGGCAAAGATAGTACCCCAGTTCGACATGTCTGACATCAATTCTCTAGGGATACCACCGGTAGACAGAGCTCCACCGGCACGGTTAAATAAATCCTTTAGCGAATCGACTACGACGAACTTGCTATCAGATTCAAGCGCCTTGTACAGTGAATACATCAGATCGGACATACGTGTAAGGTACCCAGGGAGCGGCTCACCAAATAAGATGTGATCTGCTTTAATTGCGCGAGCAACCGGAGACTTACCGGTATCACTGCGACCAGTAAGCACGACCAGGCCCGTCGTCATAGGTAGCCCAAGGACGTCAACTTCAACTAAATCTGTTAGTGGTTTCTCCTTCCATTGTGTCCAATTGACATAGTTCTCCGAGTAAGCGTGCGAACGCTTAAAGGTACCATCACTAAAAACAGTAACGGTGTACCCAGCGGCGGATAATTGTAGCTTGACTTCGGCAGGTGCCTTTTCCTCGCTTCCGGCGACCTCTTTCGTGATCGACTCAGATATGACTTTAAGGCCCTTCTTCGCCACAGCTGAAGCTAGAGCTGTTTCAATAATTCCACTCATCTAATGTTTCCTTTCGTTAATAATACCGCCGTAGTATCTAGCGTAAAATGGTTTTAATTCTTCAAACTGGATCTTTGACACGATCAAATCCATTACGTGTGGACTTACGTCATCCTCACTGTATTTGTAATGTATCTTGTCAGGATCCTGTAGTACCTCCATATCGATAGCAGTTAAACCAGCTAGC